AAAGTTCACACTCATGATTATATTGTCCCAATAAATTAATGGTATCTTCTGGTTCTAAAGTAATATCAAACACCGCTCCTACAAGTGCAGAAATTCCAGAACCAACTGTTTTAGTTAATACAATTTCCTTTGTAGTCGGTTTATAAACAACGCAAGTTGTTAAATATCCAGTAACATCTCTTGGAGCATCCGTTTCATCGAGTACAGTTCCTTCAAGAATTCTATAATCACCCTGATATATCGTCACGTTCTGGCCCGATTTCGTCATTTATTACCTCTTCTTTCTCTGTCTCAACTGGTTTTTTCTCTATAAAAATTTCAGAAAATAGTTCATCCCATTTCTTAGTTATAGCTTCCCAACTATATTTCTCACTGGTAAACTTTGCATAACAAAGATCTGACAATGCTTTCATTGCATCTCTGTTATCATAAAGAAACTGTAATCTATCTGCAACATCTTCTGGTCTAACTAAAAGTCCTTTAGTCAATATTCTTTCAAAATATAAATGTTGTGAAACAGGAATTAACAATCCACAATCTTCAAACAATTCTTGACTGGCACTATTAGCAGAAACGACTTGAACCGATCCTGTAGCAGCGTGTTCAACATTTGGCAATCCCCAACCTTCTCCCAAGCTTGTATTCAATCCTACGTCGGTTGCATTGTAAATTAGATTTAATTTTGTGTCTGAAACCCTTTGAACATTGGCTTCCATATTAGTTAGGATAATTCTTTTATCTATGTTGAAAGTCTTCGCTAATTTTAATATGTTCCATCCAGCATCTTGAAGACCTGCATGGTGATAGTATTTTACATTCTCTGGTTTATTTTTAGAGAATAATCCAAATCCTTCTACGGCTACATCTATTCTTTTTCTAGGCTGGTTTCTATTTGCATTAAGCACAATAAAAGAATCGTCTAAAAATTCTGCACGTTTTGGATATAGCGATTCTTTTATTTTTCTTTTATCATCCCCTAACTTGTAAAAAATATCCGTAGATACACCATGAGGAATGATTTTAAATTCGTGGTTTGGATAAGCAGCTTTAGCTACGTTGTATCCAAACTTTGTATACACAACTGCTTGTGTAACTATATCAAAATTACTAAACCATTCTTCATCAAAGTTTTCAGCATCTACTGGAAAGTATACAATTATCGGGGGAATATTATTTTTGAATTCTTCTTTTATTTTCTTTAGATATAAATCTACCACCCAAAGATCGTTTAAAATAAAAATCCCGGTAAGACTTTTATTTTTAAACTCGTGGATTCTATTCAATCCATAAATATTTCCTTTAGATACTGCGGGATAAATTTTGTGTTTATACTGATGAGGATCTCCATAATAATTCACAGCTAAGTGATGAATTTCATATTCCTCTTCTGGTAAATGCCCAATAATGGAGTGTGCGACTCTAGAAAATCCTGTCGGAATCACTCCATCTGACAGCCATAATAATCTTTTCATTTGCCTCTCCTTTAATTAAAATTTAATATTCTCCTTCACTCTCATAAATATTGCCTTTGTATCCAGGCAAGCTGCCTTTGATCGGTCTTGATAACCGCTTTGTGGGAGGAGTAAGTAAGGAAGTTAACTCATCCCAATCCTTAGAGATAGATGCTTGTCTGGATCTACTTCCTTCCAAATTAGAGAATGAAATTTCATTGTCTCTCCAACTAATTGTACTCCAAGCGTTATTTTCTAAAGTTCCCTCTTTAATTATTAAGGATGCCATTAAGATTATAATTCTTTCATCATAGACTTCTATTACTGGGGGTTCTGGAAATAGAAAAATAGTATTTGGATTTCGATAAACCTCGTTAGATGTATCTACCAAATACTTAAAATTCCACCATTTACCCAAAGATTTAATGGAAGCCAGCAAAGCTATATTCAACCATTCATCAGTATACCGATAGGAAGATGGGTTAATATCTCCAAGATGTAACCTTAAATCTTGAATTAAATAATCTGTTGTAGTTGTACTCAAGTTATTCTACGCCCTGTATTTCAGCTAATCTTGATTCAATGTGTGAAATTATTTTCTCTGAAAGATCTTTCTCTCTAGCTAATTCTAAAAGTCTATACACAGCCGCTTCAGAAGTCATTTTATTATAAGCTGCTGAAATTGCTAAGAATTTTCCATCCAGAAGTTTATCCATTTCTTCATCAGATAAAGTGTTATACTTTTCTTCTTCTGAGATTGGAACATTGCCCGGTCTGGTATACTCAACAACAACTCCAGATTCAAGATGTTTCTTATTCATTCTTTTAAAGAAAACATCTTCTTTTTGATTCCAGACATCAACTAAAGATCCTTCTTCGTTTTTCTTTTGATTTCCCTGTAAAATTAAACCCTCTGGTTTTTCAGAGAATGGATTTAAAACTGTTACATAAACCTTACCTAAAATAGTTTTCTTATAAGTTTTATACGGCTTGTCTGTCTGCATAGCAGAAAAAACTGAAGTTTCCATACTAAATTCCTTTCCTCCTTTTAACAATCTTATAAAATTATATTGGGTGGTCTGATATACGGAATCAGAAACCTTACCTACCCACCCATCTCGGTAGAAAACAAGTTAGCTTATGTTCCCGATTACATAGATACCGTCAGCTTTCCAAATCATTAGTCCGAATCTCTGGTAAAATTCTAAGAACCACTGAGGAGGAGTAGGCTTTGGATCGGTATATTCTTTGTATCTCGGAGGGCCGTAGGTAATAAACTCACCAACATTCTCACCAATAACAAGAATTTTATCGGTAGGGATCAAAGCAGTATGATCTTCTGGATTATCATAAATCTGATTAATGGCCACGATAGGAGCACCATAATAAGTACCCAACCAGCCAGTCTTCATAACCTGTTCTAGCTGTGAGTCTACAGCAACTGTAGTAGGAGTCACAGCAGAAAAGTCACTCTTCCAGAATGCACCAAATTCAGTTATGGGGGTAAGAGCAACCCTAGCACCCACAACCGCTTTGACACCTGTAGTAGTTTGATTGATATAATCAATAGCAGCTTTCAGAACAGTATCAGTAATAGCCCCACCAGCAGAAACATAGTTGTTGGGAGTATTTACGGCTGTCCAGATTGTAGAAAGAGCAGTAAAGACTTTATTCTGGAAAACATCTCGAAGCTTGGCTAACATTTCAGCACGAATGGATTCGACAGTACCCAGTTCACCGGATTCCATTTCCCATTCGTTAAATGTCACACCAACATCAAGACCGTCAAGAATATAGTTAGCTCTCTCAGTCACGGTGATTTCACTCTTCAAATGAATCGAGCCAGGAACTAAAGTTCTGACATCAATACCCTTGCGAAGTTTCTTCACAAGTGTATCGCCTTCCTTCAAAGAGCGAGCATTTAAAATCATCCCTACAAAATCTGTAGTGATGTGTTGTGGATCAATATACTCCACAAATAATTGTGCTAAAGCGTCCCGATCACCTTTCTTTGCCAGTGACGCAATAGCTTCCTTTAGCTGTTTTTCATCCATTTCGCTAATATCCTCCTATTGGTTTAGTACAAAATACGGAAGGTTAAGTTGAGATCACTATCTACTTCTAGAACTTCCGCAAAACTAGCAGTAGCAGAGTATTTCAATTTCCCTGCATCTTCCGTTGGATTGGTAGCAGGATCTGTTACAGCGAGGAAAGCTCCAGCTACAACAGAAGCGTTATATACCCACTGGCCGGAAAGGACAGTAAATACCCCAGGCCCAAAAGCCAAAGCTAAAGAACCTGAAGGAATAGTCAAACCTTCTTTCATCGACATTGGAGTCAAATGAACAGTGGCCGCAAACGGCACATTTTCTGCACCATCAAATCCGTATCGTAAAGAAGTATTCGGTATGGTTGGGTAAGGTACATAGATCGGAGGGGCAGTATTATCAACCGCAAACGTAACACAATAACGGGCTTTAGCCGCCTCGGTCGCATTGTCCGGTAATTTCACCCCAGGTAATTCCTCTCTACTACCATAATCATGAGTCTGAGAGTGATTAACTAAAAGCACCATTCTCCCTTCGGGAATGTCTTCTGTAGTCAATACTCCAGTAATATCAGTATACTTATTAATTTCCATTTCTAAATTCTCCCGTTATTTTTGAAGTCTTTTCTTCAATTCGTTGACAAGTTCCGGTATGTTATCGCCGGGCTGAGGTTCAGCTTTTATCTCAGGAATTTCTGTTTTCTTAGACGAATTAGCAGGAAGTTTCTCAGCAAAAGATACTAGCTCCTGAATCATAAAGTCCAATGCTTCATCACTAAGATTCAAAAGTAAATCCTGATTAGTAGCAAAATACTCGTCTTCTTTAGTAATACCGGCATCAACGAACTTAGTTTTAATAGCAGCTAATTTCTGTTCTTTCTGTTCTTTAGCATCAACAGCCGCTTTAAATTCTCTAAGAACCAGCAATTCAGCTTGCTGTTCCTCTAAGTTTTTAATTTTAGTTTGGGCTTCATCATACTTAGTTTTAATTTCAGTAAGTTCAGCCTGTAATTGTTCTACTTCCATTTTGTGTAAATCCTCCGTTTCTTTGGAAGCTACTGCATAGATAGGAGTTCTTCCTTCGTATGCAGGTAGTCCTACGATGGTTGCAGCTCTAAGGGATGTGCCTTTTAGAATTTCAATTCCTTCTTCATCTACTTCTGAATCAGAGTACATGATTTCCCAACTAACATTCAAAGGAATTTTCTTTGCATAAGACTCTTTTACTAATTGGACATCCTCTGGACGTTCCCTAGACCAGAGAGCAGCAATACCTCTAATCTGATTCGAATCTTGTTTCAGATGTGTAATTACTCCTAAAGGAAAAGACTCATCATGCCCGTCTTTGACTTGCTTGAAAGCCATCTTTAGGGGAGTAAAAAATCCACTCTGAATAAGATTCTCAAATTCGTCTTGTGGGATTTTTTGTTTATTTGCATTTGGTAAATCATCCGTTAGAATGAATTTAAGATAGTTGAACGTTTTATTTTTGGCTACTGCCGCAAATGCTTCGTCCTCTTCTTCACCTACCAACTGCAATTCAAACTCTTTAGTAATAACTTTTTCCATAATTTATTCTCCTATAATGCAAATAAAGTTGCAAAATAAGATCTATTCTCATAAATAGTATACCATATTTCTGCAATCTAATTACATTATATACTAAATTTATTCAGTTTCTTTTGTTTCTTCTTTAGGTTTTTCTTTTTGTTCTGGTTTCTGCTGTTGATTTGGACTTCCAGGAACTTGAGAAGTAGGACTAAACGGTTGATTTTCAAACTCAGGTATTCCCATTTCTTCCATCAACTTTCTTTCTTTCTCTCTTTGATCAAGTTCTTCATCGAAGTCATAACCAAAAGCTTTAGCATAAGAAGTTCTAGACAAGTTTCCAGTATCGTAAAGTTTTCCAAGAGCAGTAGCCAAGTCCATAAAACCAACTAAGTTAATAGGTTCAAATCTTAAAATTGTACTTCCTTTAAATTTATTAGCATCGAATAGTTCTTTAATTATACTATTCAATACTTTCAATATTTTATTCTGAAGCTTTTCCATAGATTTAGCTGGACTCATCATAGCAAATTCTGGATTGGACGTACCAGTTCTCTGAGTCTCGCCAGTAATTAAAATTCTAGGGAAACCTAAACTAAGAATAATATCTTCGTTTACTTCCCTGTATTTAGCTTCATCAAGTAATGCGTCTACTGGAGGATAAATCCAATCAATTTGTAAGGTATGATTAGCGAACAACTGAAAGATTCTTTCTATGTCTCTGTTACCGGTGTTTCTCCAATAGATTTGATCTTTGATAGAATCAAATTGATCTTGCTGATCTTCTGTTACTGGGAAATCTTTGTCTCCTAAACGGAATAATTGAATAGCACTAATTACTCTAGACGCTATAGAATAGTCCATTCTCTTTAGATTTCTTTTATGCTTCAAAGATTCTAAAGCGGGGGACAGGAATGGTACAGGATATGGAGAGTTTGTCATCGGCTTTCTTCTAATAATTCTATCATTTTCTAAAGGAATTTCTCTTTGACCGCTCTCTACTAATCTAACAAACTCAGGATAGTATGCTTTTAATTTAGCTAATAGTTCTGGATCTTTAGTTCCATCCGAATAAGTTCCATTGTTTCTAATAAAATGAAATAGTTCATCTGGAATTTTTACAAAGTAAGAAGGCGTATCCGACATAACTAAAGGAGAATTTATTCTAATAGTTGCTGGATCTCGTACCCACATAGAGGCAGGAAGAATTAAAGTTTCAAACTTTTTAATTCCTAATTCTTTTAATTGTTCTCTTGTAGATCCTGCAAACTTTACTTCTGGAACTACCAATCCTGTTATTAAATATTCTAATGCAATTTCTTCTGCAAATTCTTCTAGATCTGGAATTAAACTTTCTACTAATTTTTGTTCATTAGCAGTTAATTTAGATCCTTCTGGAATTAATTTTGTAACTCCAATCTCTACCATTTTATTTATAACAGTAGAGACTATGCTATCATGTCTGTAAAAAAATCTACAAGCGGTAATCAGTTTGCTATATGCGTCGAAGTTAGTAATCTCTAATCGATCAACATCTGAAGGCGACCAAGGATTGCTATTAGAAACGTTCTGTCCATAAGGATACATGAAAGCCGCTGTAGCACCAACTAATTTTATATTAGGTTCATCTGTCATAATTAATAAGCCCATTTTGCTTGAAATAATCTAACCACTTTCCTAGCGGGGAGAAGTGTTTCGTTTTCTAAATAATAAGCCAAGGATGCACATAGCAAAGCTTGGGTAAAGTGATCCTCTCCTCTCTTTCCGCCTCTCATTGTCAGCGTCTTATACTGAATTTCCCCATTAGGATTTTTAGAGTAGGTCATCCTTTCTAGTTCTGAAACTAATTCCAAATCTGTAGATGTATAAACAATCTTATGATTGTTTGAATACTCTTGTAAAACTGAAACTGAAAACGGTTTTGTTTTAGATTTAATTTCATTTCCTTCTGAATCTGTTCCTAAAGAAAGTGAAGAAGAAAAGTTAATTGGCATAATTCTTTTATCAAACTTCTTATGTAAATATTCTTCTCCCTCTTTAAGTTTTTGAATTACTGCTTTACCAGAAGAACCCTCATCAATTCCTATGATGGATGGTTTGAATTTAGAATCTAAATAATCTATTATCTTTTCTTGAACTGGATAAGATACTTTATTCAATTGAATTCTTCCATGAAACTTTAATACTCCGCCATCTTCATACAGAATGACTATAGCAGTCGGTTCTGTATAGCCTAAGTCTATTCCAAATAAAATATACTTTGATTTAGTAACTGGGAAAGTTGATAAGTGTAGGAAGTAATCTTGAAAATTTTCTTTTAGTTTGATACCATCTAATACTAATTTATAAACTGGGTAATTAGATATATGCATTAAGTTTCTATCGAAGATGGAAAAAATTGGAGAGCCATGCTCCCCTAGCACTAAATGAATAAAGTCGTCGTGATCTTTTCCTCCGTACTGCTCTATTGCATGAACCTCATCTTTCTCTGAAAATCTAGGATTATCGTAAGCGGAAACTCTATGCTTTGTATAAGAACTGTCCTCTTGATCTACAGTATAAAGAACATTATTTTCTCTAAGTCCTGTAGGAACTCCAGCGACTACCATTCTATATCCTTTAGTAAATGTATTTAGAACTGGTTGAAGTTCTGTCCAAGTCCCCCAAGGATAATACCCTCCCTCGTCTAGAAATATACATGGAGAATGTAAACCAATTACATTTGCTCCTGTTCCAGTTTGACCTGCAATTCTACAAATTAAGTTGGAAAGATTAAGTAAAGCCAATTCAAAAGATGAACTATTAAATCCTCCAGAGGAGGGAATTAAAGATCGTAATAAAGAATTAGATCTGAAGTGTCTATTTAAATTTTGCCAAACAGGTTGAAGATGTGCTTTATTAGGAACTGTGTAAACAATATAATCTTTTGGATATACTTTAAATACTAACATCCATGTGATTAAAGAAGTAAGAGATACTGTTTTTCCTGTAGCTCTAGCTGTGCAGAATTCTGAGAACTGATTGAAATCGCACAGCATTTCTTTTTGGTACTCTGTGAATTCAAACTCTTCCTCCCAACTCATCCTATCTAAATTATAAATAAACTCATTACATAAAACTGGATTTTTTATAAGTTCAAATAATTCTAAATCTTGTTGAGTAATTTTTTCTTTTAACATATTCTATAAAGTTTTAGGAA